GCTACAAAAATATTTCACAACGCTATGTATGACGTATGTTGGATACGTAAATTAGGTATAAAAATCAATGGTTTAGTAGTAGATACCATGATTGCTGCATCATTGATTGATGAAAATAGATTTCAATATTCTTTGAATGCATTGTCCTGGGATTATCTTGGTCATGGTAAATCTGAAGCTGCGTTGAACGAAGCTGCAAAGTCAAGAGGCTTAGACCCTAAAGCAGATATGTGGCAACTACCTGCAATGGAAGTTGGATCTTACGCAGAGAAAGATGCAGAACTAACTTTAGAGTTATGGCAAATATTTAAAAAAGAAATTGTTTATCAAGATATAGAATCTATCTTTAATCTTGAGACAGATCTTTTTCCTTGTTTGGTCGATATGCGTTTTTTAGGCGTGAGAGTAGATGTTGAGCGTGCTCATAAATTGAAGCAAGACCTAGAATACCAAGAAAACCTATTACTGTCACAGATAAAAAAAGAAAGTAACATAGACGTTCAAATATGGGCAGCAAGATCGATTGCCAAAGTTTTTGACAAACTAAAACTACCTTACGAAAGAACTTTAAAAACACAAGCACCATCCTTTACAAAAAATTTTTTACAAGAGCATCCTAATCCGGTCGTAAAACAAATAGCTAAAGCTCGGGAAATAAACAAAGCTCATACTACATTTATTGATACCATAATTAAATACGAACATAAAGGTAGAATTCATGCAGAGATAAACCAGATAAGATCTGATGCAGGAGGAACTGTAACAGGACGATTCAGTTATAATAATCCAAACCTACAGCAACTACCGGCACGGAACAAGGACCTAGGACCTATGATTAGATCTTTATTTATACCAGAAGAAAATTGTACGTGGGGATGTTTTGACTATTCACAACAAGAACCAAGACTAGTTGTACACTATGCAGCTCTACATAAATTTCCAACCGTATACGATGTTGTTGATGCGTATGAAAATGATTCATCAACAGACTTTCATCAAACTGTAGCTGACATGGCTAAGATTCCAAGATCACAAGCAAAGACAATTAATCTTGGATTGTTTTATGGAATGGGTAAAGCAAAGTTACAAGCAGAATTAGGCGTATCAAAAGATAAAGCAGCAGAATTGTTTGACCAATACCATGCGAAAGTTCCTTTTGTTAAACAATTAATGAACGCGGCCTCTAATCGTGCTCAAGAACGTGGACAAATTCGTACACTCCTGGGTCGATTATGCCGTTTTCATTTATGGGAACCAAACATGTTTGGAATGCACAAAGCCATGAGTCATGAAGATGCACTCAGGGAACACGGACCTGGGATCAAAAGAGCATACACTTATAAATCTTTAAATAAATTAATTCAAGGTAGTGCAGCAGATATGACAAAGAAAGCAATGTTAGAATTATACAAAGAGGGTATCATACCTCACATACAAATTCATGATGAGTTAGATCTATCGGTTGAATCAGAGTCACATGCCAAAAAGATTATTGAAATCATGGAGAACGCTGTTAGTTTAGAAGTTCCCAATAAAGTCGATTATGAAAAAGGTAAGACTTGGGGAGACATATATGATAAGGATTAATTATGGCATACTTAAACGCAAACATACCAGTTACTTATGCACAAATAAGAAGAGAGTATTTATATGATCTTAAAAAACATCATGGAGAAGTTGAAGACTGTGTTATCTTTGGTCTTAGCTCTATTACAGGTAAGTCTATATTATTTCATGCTATTATGGAAAATGGTGCAGTCTTTTATAGACTCCCTATTAGCGCGTTTATTCAGAGAGGATATGAGCCAAAGGAAGTTCCAAAGAGACGCCTTGATGAGCTTCAGCTTTGGAATTGTTTTTCTTATTATCCTGCTGTCACTTCTTGGGATATTTTAGACGGACAAGCAGGTAAATACATAGGAAAAGATAAAAAATGGCACGCAGGTAAATATTTATTTACTGTTGACTTTGCACATCCAGAAAGTAACATAGTTGACACTGATCATTCAGAGATTCCGCACGAACATAAGTGCGCGCACATATTGGCATTGGATGACGGCAATTATGCTGCACAGCCAAACAATCGAATTATATGGGACATTCCCTCTTTTACAGTTAAAGACAATGTGCCAGATTGGAAAGTGCAAACGAGTGATTGGAACGTAGAAGATAGTCGGGCATGGAGAACAGAAGATACCGATAAATTTTTTTACGAAATTGAGGAGAAGAAAAAATGAAGATATTTTGTTTTGATTGTGGACATAGATGTCATTGTATTGGACAAGGATATTTTGTAAGCACTTCTCAATGTGCATCATGTGATTGTATGGTTTGCAATCACACAAACATAAAAAACATAGGAGAAAATATGTTAAAAAGAATTTGGAAAAAAATTAAAAGCTGGATTGGACTGGTATAATTATGGAGATAGCCAGGATGAATTATTATTTTACAGGTTTGTTAATAGTAATGTTAGTCGTTCTGGCTTTCTGCGGAGGTCCACATGTCCAATAAACCATTAAACATCGGAGAAGAGGCAAAAGTGCAGATGCCTATGAAGACGGTTGCCAGTTTAATAATTATCGTGGCACTCGGCACCATGGGCTATTTTCAAATCATAGAACGTTTAAATGTTGCAGACACTAGACTTCAATTAATGGAAAAAGATTTAGAAGAAAATACAGAGTTTAGAATTAAATGGCCACGTGGACAACTAGGTTCACTGCCCGCAGATTCTGAGCAGTTCATGATGATCGAGGATCTTTATAAGACCACTGATAAGCTTAATACACATATTGAAAACATGGCTTTAAATAAAGTAAACATCGAGTTTTTAAGAAAGCAAATGGACAAGGTTTTGGATGATATCGAAAAATTAAAAGATTCAAACAGGGATATGAAATACAATGGTAATGGGAGTTATTCACAATGATCGAGTCTGTAGTAGCTTTACTTATGTTTGTAAACGCTGAGATCAAAGAGGCGCGTTTGCAGACTGAAGGTATGGCACAATGTTTACGTGGCAAGCGTCATGCTGAAAGACAATTTTCAGAAAATGTCATGTATAAATGTTGGAAGGGTAAAGCTGAATTAGAGGACAACATCGATGGCTCAAAATCAATTAAGAAACTCATCATCGAATAAATACGCAAAGATGCTCCGTACACCACGATACAGGCAACTTGTAATTAAAAATAAAAAAAGATATAGTAGAAAAGGATATAAAAATGAATCTGAGTCGTAATTTTACTCTTCAAGAGTTAATTAAATCTGATACCGCTATCAGGTTGGATATAAACAACAATCCAAATTCTGGGCAGATAGAGAAACTAAAAGCATTATGTGAGAATATACTGCAACCGGTACGTGACCACTTCGGTAGAGTTAAGGTGACATCGGGGTTTCGTTCAGAGCAACTTTGTATGAAGATCGGCAGCTCAGTCAACAGCCAACATGCAAAAGCAGAAGCAGCAGATTTCGAAGTTATGGGAACCGACAACGCTGAATTAGCTGATTGGATTAACAAAAACCTAGACTATGATCAATTGATCTTAGAATTCTATACTCCAGGTGAACCAAACAGTGGATGGATTCACTGCAGCTACACTACTGATCAACCCAGAAAACAATTTCTACATGCCTATAAGTCTGAGGGTAAAACAAAATATAAACCTGTCATAGGAAAGGCTAAAGATCTTGTCTGATAATAAAATTTTAATAAAAGCTTTTAACAACATAGACACTGTTCAAGGTGTTTGTGAAAACTGTGAAGAAGAAACTATTTTAGTTGGGATCGTAACTGAATTTTATAGATGCACGAATTGTGGTTCGGATACCAGACAACATATTAATGGTAGTATTCGATACTTACAATTGTCCGAGAAAGATAAGAATTGGTTGAAAGAAAAGTATGGCGAAAAGAACCTTTAAAAATTTTGTACCTAGACCGAAACCTAGAAAACGTCCTGGTCGTCATAAAAAAAGTTTAAATAAAAATGAGAAACGAAGTTATAAAAAATATAACCGACAAGGCAGACGAGCTAGCTGATTAGGTCTCAGTTGATTCCACAGGACTACAATAAAACTTTATAAACATATTGTATTTATTGATATCATCAGGTCCAATCTCTTCCATTTTGACGATGGATTCTTTATATCCAAACATCAGGCAATCGTATTGTGTATCAAATTTATCCGGCCATGGATATGGATCTAGACAAGTTCCAGCGACCTGAGAACATATTATAATACTAAGTAAAAATTTCATTGACAGACCTTTTAAATTTTAATAGGATATCCTACATAATATGTACAAAAAGAAAGGCTATAATATATGACAGACTTTAGCAAATATAAAAACGTATCCTTATCTAAGGACACGTATATCAAACTTGACCTGTTAAGAAAAGAAATAGTTCCTAACACAACTATATCTAGGGCTCAAACGGTTAATATTCTGGTAAATGAAAAAGTTAAGTTGTTAAACGGAAAACTATCAAGAAAGAAATAAAATGAAAAAGATATGTGATGTATGTAAAGGTAACGGATTCATCCGAGTCCCTTACGAGCAAGCACGTGAAGAACAATTCGCAGATTGTGAATTTTGTAACAATCAAGGTGAAGTAGAAGTAGAGGAGGAAGATGATAAAAGCACCCACTAAAGATTACTATACTACAGGTTCAGGTATAAAAAGTTATACGACAGGTAGTATGGCAACACACACAAGTAATTTATATCAAGAACCAACAGAAATAGAAGTTATGCAGGGTAAAATTAATTTTCTACAAGATACATGCAGAAGAGCAGGCTCTGAGATTAGAGAACTTAAAGATACTGTTGCCAAGTTAGAAAAGTTAATTGGTATTACCAGTGATGATGTTGTTGACAGATTAAGAGATGCTGAAAACTATGGTAGAACGGAGGACTAATGAGTATCAAAACAGCTATGATTGAAGCTTTGGAAAAGAAATACGAAGCTGATCTTGCAAGAGCAGATGCAACAATTAAAATCTATTTAGAGAGTAGTGTTGGAATCGGAGAACATCCACAACACCTGGAAGAAGTAGATAAGTTAATTCAAAACGTTGCTGATGCTGAAGAAAAATTAAGAGTGTTAAAATTATACCGATGATTTCAGAAGCGAATGCAGCTTACATTGCAGGTTTGTTTGATGGCGAAGGTCACATTCAATACAAACAATACATGCGTAAAAGAAAGAATAATAAGAAACCATATCCTACCTGGTCTATAAGAATGGAGATGGCTATGACTGATAAGTCTGTTTTATTATTGGTACATGACCTACTAGGATGTGGAACGGTGACAGAGAAAAAATATAAAACGGCATACACTGTTGGTTGGAAAAAGCAATGGCGATGGCGTTGTCAATCAAGAGACGCATACTACGTAGCGTTGTTGTTATTACCTTATGTCCATGTTAAAAGAGAAGACATAAACAAAATTATTAAACACTATTCATATTTGAATAAAGAACAAGTAAAGGCTAAAGTAATTAATATAGCTAATCATAAATTATATAGACATGCAAAAGAAACCGTTAGCTAGAATTTTATCATTAGGTGCAGGAGTGCAAAGCTCCACCATGGCATTGATGGCAGATCAAGGAGCATTTGGTGAGAAACCAACGGCAGCTATCTTCGCTGACACGGGTTGGGAACCTAAACCAGTAATCGATCATTTAAATTATTTAAAATCAAAATTGTCTTTTCCTGTATACATTTGTAAAGCGGGTAACCTGCATGATGATATTTTAAGTGCAACAGACAAAGGTAAATTTGTATCTGTACCTTTTTTTACTATAAACGATAAAGGTAAAAAAGGCATGGGTCGTAGACAATGTACAAGAGAATACAAGATAACTCCAATTGCTGCAAAGATCAGAGAGTTATTGGGTATGAAGAAGTACGCAAGATTTCCAAAGGGTGAGTATGTAGAAACCTGGGTTGGTATATCAACGGACGAAGTATTTAGAATAAAAGAATCTAGGTTTTGGTGGCAAAAAAATCGATGGCCTTTAATTGAAAAGAAGATGTCAAGAGAAGATTGTATCGAATGGTATAGTGGTAAAGATTATAAGACACCTGCAAAGTCTTCTTGTATTGGATGTCCTTATCATGATGATTCTTTTTGGTTAGATATGAAAAACAATAGACCAGATGAATTTGAAGCTGCAGTTAAGTTTGATAAAAGAATGAGGGACAACGAACATAAGACAAAAAACTATATGCATCGATCTTGTAAAAATCTAGATGAGGTCGTGTTTCACGTGAAACGTGGAGATGAACAACTAGATTTATTTAACAACGAGTGTGAAGGAATGTGTGGAGTATGATGGAAGATAAAGATATCGAAGAGTATAATAAAAATATTTGGGAATTAAAATGGAATAAGAGATTTACTTACCCAAAGTCTCAACGAGAGATAGTCATGGGTCGAAGACACTACGCAGTAGATAATCAAAAATTACCATCTGTAACAACTATCTTATCAAAGACTCAGCCAAAAGAAAAGAAAGAATCGTTAGCCAAGTGGCGTGCTCGAGAGGGTGAGGCTAATGCACAACGGATCATGGACCAAGCAGCTGCAAGAGGGACTGCAATGCATACGTTGTTAGAACATTATTTATTAGGTGAAAAACATGCCGATTTAACAGATTTAGGGCAACAAGCAACGATGATGGCTGAGAAAGTGATAGAAGAGGGCATAAAGGGTCATTTAGACGAAATATGGGGCTCTGAGGTCACTGTTTGGTACCCAGATTTATTCGCAGGTGCAACAGATGTTGTTGGTGTATACGATGGCAAAGAAAGTATTGTTGACTTCAAGCAAACTAACAAACCGAAACGTAGAGAATGGATCGATGATTATTTTTTACAATTAGCTGCGTATGCAATGGCACATAACTTCACATACCAGACTGAAATTACGCAGGGTGTGGTGTTAATGTGTTCAAAAGATGGCTATTTTCAGAAGTTTGAGGTAAATGAGGAAGAATTTAGGCAGTATAAGTTTAAATGGCTGGCAAGAGTTAGTGAATATTATGCTAGTTTAGAATAGTTCTAAAGTAATTGTATCGTATAGAACTTTTTCCCCAGAATAAAAAAATATTTTTTTATTTTCAAAACCATGTTACAGGCTCATATATGTTACAATGTTAAATAAGCATTGATAATAGCTATTTATTTAAGCATAAATTGTAACAAGGCAATGTTACACGTGTTACAATTCTTATTTTACGCCATTTTTAAATGTTACAATATTCCCGGTCGCGCGCGTAAGAAAAATAAAAAATTGAAAATGTCTCCTAGAAAAAAGATCTATAGGGTGTATAAGTGGATATGCCTAAGAAAAGACGTAAAGCTGCAATCAATGAATCAACACCTGACATACCATTTCACAAGGTAAGAATTGAATGGGTGGATTGTGTGTCCGATTCGGGTTGGGCTAATGAAAAAGAATTTGACAAAATGAAATTAGCTAGACCAGTAAACGAAGGTTGGTTATATGAAAAAACAAAAGACTATGTAAAAATTTTTGCGTCTTATGATAAAGATGATGAAGGTATTACGTTTGGGGATCGGACGATGATTCCTCGACCGTGGGTGAAGAAGATAACTCGTCTTTAACAACCTCTGCATCCTTATCTAAAAAAGGTTGATAGTATTTAAGAGCTTCAGAAACTCTCTTATCAATTTCTTCTTGTGATGAGTTTTCATGTTTATGAAAGTGAACTGATTGTAATTGTTTATCGTAGAATCCAGCTGCTTTTCCACGTGAAACTTCCATGTTACCAGATGCTGTCCAAGCTTTGTTTTGTCTAGCCTCATCCCTAATTCTTGCTAACTCTGCAACATGACCTTCAAAAGTTATGTCATATTTCTTTCTCATCTCAGATCTTCTAATACCAATATACCTAACAACTTCTGGGTATAGTTTTGGATTTTGTAATTGACTAGCCTTCGAATATGCACTCTTCTCAGAGTATCCAGCTTGAATAGCACATTGTTCAGCAGTTAATCTACCTTCTTCTGTTGCCATCAAGTCACCAAACTTTCTTTGTTTACTGGTTAGTTCAGGTAATCCTTTTTCTTTTTCGAGTCTTAATTCATTTATTCTACCCACCACGAGTGGATACTTATTTTGATTTTGAAGATTAGATGCTGTTACGTGAGCAGAGTCTTCATCATATCCTGCTTGAATAGCGCAATCTTTTGCTGTCATTTTACCCTCATTCTCTACAATCAAGTCAGCGAATAGGATCTGTTTTTCTGTAAGTTTTTTTGGTAAACCCATAACTCTTGAAATATATAAAATATAGGATATATTGCAAGTCA